GGGAGAATAGCTATTTTTCCTAAAGAATTTATATAAAACATTTGAAAAGTATTAGGGTATGAACAATTAGAGTGATTAACAAAAGGTAGATTCTTTTCTTTATCATGACGAGCAGGAATTTTTACCCAAACTACAAAAGAAAAAAGTGCGGTGTGTGTATGAAAAGGATTAAACTCATATTTTTTTTGAAAATTTACCCAAAAAGTTGATAACTTAAAAGCACAATTTTTATTTAATAATTCAGGAATTATCCATTTTTGATTTGCAGTGTTTTCTAAGTATTCATCAATACATGATAATAATTCATTTTTAAAAAACCAATTATTTTTATCCTCTATTATAAAAGAACTATCAATTTGCCCAGCTAAGTTATGATTCCAATTTTCTTTTTTATTTTTAATAGCTTTTTCTAAAACTTTCATTGTTTTTTTTGAAAGCTTTCTTTTTATATAGCCTACATTATTAAAATTTTTAAACATTTTTAATTATTTCTTTTGATATAGCTTGTATATTCCAATGTATAAATTTAAAAGGTTCTTGACCATGATCTACCGAAAACTCATGTTCTAAATACCCTGGAAATATAATTAAAGTTCCTGGTTTAGGTTTATAATGAATTAAATCTAGACCTGCAGAAATGTCTTTCAAGCCTTCTTTTATTTTTAATTTTGTAGATCTTGCACCAGTCTTTGGTTCGTGAAATATTGGGAAAGAAGTTTTATCACTACATTTTAAAAAATAAAAACCTGATACGTGTTGATTCCAATGTATGTGTGCTGAATGATATCCACCACCTTTTTTAGCAAACTCTTGAACCCACATTTCAGAAAACATTAATTGATACTGTTGCATGTCGTAACCCATTTGATCTAAAAACTCATAAGATTTTTGACCTACATAACTTCTAAAATCTAAAAAATCATTATCTATTGTTAATGGCGTTGAATGATAACTTCTTCCAAAATCACCATGTTTTTTTATCCACTCTTTGGCTTCCGGAGTATTTTTAGCTTTTTTAATATATTTGTTTGTTACTTTATTTAAAGAATTAACAAATTCTGTTTTTTGTTCAGTCCAAATAGGTGTCCAAAAAAAATTATTTATTTCCATTATTTAAAAGGGTAGCCTAGGTTCCATACAACCAAACTATACCTTGTTCCTTTCGTTACTGGTTTAACTCTATGCCACACAAAACTAGGAAATACAATAATAGATCCTTTTGGTAATATTTCTTTACATTGTATTTTATGTTTTGATTCGTCTCGCATATGTGGATCATAGTTTCTAAAATCAAATTCTAACTCTCCACCTTTATATTCTGAACCATCTGTTAACTGACAAGTCATGGATAGTTTTCTAATTTTACCATGATCTAGTGTATTTGGTTTATCATAAGGTTTTTTCCAACTATCACAATGCCAGTCATAGTATTGATTTATTTTGTATTTGGTAAATTGACATTCTTCAGATTTATCCCATTGAAAATTCCATCCTGCTAATTTATTAGCTTGATGCACATATGGATGTAATTCTCTATATATCCAATTATCACTCATCCATACTAAATCTGATTTTCGTTTTTTTTGTAAATTTTTAATATCTTCTTTATTTAATTCTTTATCACCATAACCACCAGTTCTAGCCATAACTTCTTTTTTTGATTTAGCATACTCTATAACATCGTCACAAAACCTAGGTGTTAGTGCAGATTTAAAATACCAATAATAATTAAACAAGTTCATAAGTTATAGTTTGCACAAAATTTAAAGAGTCTTTTTGATTATTTGTTAAATAATACATACAAGTTGAAGGAAACATTATAAATTTATTGTCGGTAAGTGGTATGTCCCACGATCTTCCTTTACGCCTATTATCATCATAGTGTATTCTAACAGAACAATCGTCTGTTTTTAATCCGTACAATAATACATAATCAGGAGAATTTTTTAAATCAACTGGATTTATATTTAATAAAGGAATTGTTTTTTCATTTGGTTTATAAGTATTTGTCCAAGTGTCTTTATTTATTAAAGTTAAATTGTGTTTTACATTTACATGTTCCACTACATATTTAGTTAATTTATCCCACTCTCTACTAAATTTAAATTTGGTATTAGATAGCTCTGATTTCACACCATCTAATATTAAAGAACCTCTTTGAATTTCAAAACCTTTAGGCATTGAAACATTTCCATAGTATATAGCTATTTCAGATAATACTTTCTTGTGCATACCAATTCCTTTTATAAAGGAATGTTTTTAAATGTCAATAATTATGCTAGGCCGTCTTTTAAATCCCAACCTGTATTATTGTCGGCTTGATACGCAGATTCATTCCATTCATAATACCAGTGATGAGTATTTGCTGCACTTTGTGATTCTTGTTCATCCGTTAATGTTGGAATAGGAAGGGGTGAATCCCACGCAGCAGCAGAAAGATTTTTTGTCCAAGATGGGTAAGGTTGTGGAGGCCAAAAAATTTGATTGGTTGCATCCCAAGTGTAACCTATTCCTGGAAAATTTCCTCTAAATGCTTTTGATTGATCTGAGTCTAATAGATTCGTAGCATTATTAAAATATTTATTAGTACGCGTGTTGTAAGAAGCTTTAATCCAAAGATGTGCTGGCCAATTATTATGCTTTTCTAAATAAGCTTGTCCTTCTGATTCTGAATCATTACATAAAGAATCTTCTAAAGGAGTAACATGTATAACTACATTTTCTTCTGAGATTTTTGCAAAGTGTGCCATAATTAAGCTTGAAACCTGTACCTTATAATTACAACTCCTGAACCACCGGCTCCTGAAGGGTTTTCTCTATCGACCGTTGGATCATTTTGAAAAGGTCCTGGAGGGTTATCACCTACATAAACAGGCGAACCTCCGCCACCACCAGTATTTGCTGTACCTGAAGTTGCTACAACTACTTTTGGTCCACCACCTGGTCCCGTAGTATAACCACCGGCTCCACCGCCACCACTTCCACCAGGGGCTTGATTATTATTTGGTTGAACTCCTCCTGAAGCTCTTGTTCCACCTCCACCGCCTCCAGCTCTTGTTACGTTTGAACCTGTAATATTTGTTGGAGAACCGGCTCCGCCATCTCCACCGCTCATAGAAGTATAAGGTTGTGTTGAAGGAACTTGTTGACCAGCTGCTCCTGCGCCACCTCCACCGCCTCCAGCGTTGTCATTTGAATTTCCTCCAGCGTTTCCACCACCATTGTTTCCTTGAGGAGGACTTACAGGAGGAACATTTCCACTTCCACCTGAATTTGTAGTTCTACCTCCACCATTTCCAGAACCTCCACATCCTGGGTTTCCACCTCCACCCGCAGATGTTATTGTAGAAAAAACTGAAGGTCCTGACGCAGTGGTTGGAACATAATTTCCAGTTGTTGGATTTAAAGTTCCTGCTGGTCCTCCAGCGCCAACTGTAACTGGCACAGGGGATTCAATTGGTAAAGAAACACATGTAGCTAGTGGACTTGCAGTATATGTGCCTGAAACAGTAGCATTGTGAGATTCTCTATAACCTCCTCCGCCGCCACCGCCTCCGAGAGGCATAGATCCACCACCTCCACCAGCAACGACTAAATAATCAACTTTTGCTAAATCTCCTCTTCCAGCTGAAAGACAAAAAGTTCCTGGACTGTTAAAAACATGAACTTTAAAATTAGTATCTACGGTAGATACAGTTCCACCAGTTGCTGCAATATATTCATCAGGTAAACTTCCGCCACCAAATCCTAAGACTCGGTAACCAAACATTTTTTTCTTTGGTCCTTGATCTTTTTTAGTTTTTTTACCCTCTATTAAATAAGGGTTGTCAGAATCTTTCATAATCTTTTATCCTTATGCGTCGTTAGCAGCATCAGTAGTAAAGAATAATTTAACACCTAAAAGTTTTGCATCGGCATCTAAATCATCGGCTGATACATCTCTAAATATTTCAAAGAATACATATTCATCTGTGCTAGGTGAACCAGCTATTGTAACTGCTCCACTTTCTGCTGTAACATCTAAATCGTTTGCCGTACCACTGTGAGCTTTTGCTGTTGGTGCAACTGCAGTTCCAAAAGCAGTGTTTAAACTATCATTGTCAGCTAGTGCTACGCCAGCTAAAGCCCAAGATACAGTTCCTGTATCTGTTGAGTTAGCTGTAAAAAATGCTTGAAAAGTTATTGTGCCCTCGTTCCAAGATTTTGGAAAAGCGATAGCAAATTGTGCAAACTCATCAGAGTTTTTATCAAAATCAAAAGTTTTAAGTTCAGGTCCGTTTCCTAATTCTACTTGATTTGGACCTTCAGCACCATTTGTTGTATTAGGATACATGGAAGCAGCTGGAACCCAAATACTTTCTTTACCTGCAATTTTGATTGCACCAGTGTTGTCACCAGCATCCACTGCTTTAGCAACTCCAGTTCCATTAGGAGCTATAGTTATATCTCCATTAGCTGCATCTGTAATTGTAATCGTACCTGAGTTAGTACCTGAGTTGGTATCTAAAATTAAATCGTGTGCTCCGCTAGAAGTTATAGTTGCATTTGCGGCACCTGTTCCAACAACTGTTTCTCCAGTTCCTTTTGGTTTAATAGCTATGTCAATATTCGAATCATCACCTGTTGCAGATAATGTAGGATCGTTTCCTGTTGCCGCATTTGCTATTGTAAATTCGTTAACCGCTGAACTTGTAGCTGTTCC